GAAGCTCTTGCTGGGCATATTCAATTCATCCTACGTGCCAAGCCGAGCCCGTGCTGTAAACGGGCACCGCAACCGCGCCACCGCCAACGACTGCCGAGCCGAACACCGGGGCGAGCGCGTCCGTCACAAACGCCCGCGCGCCCGCGCCTGCTGTTGCGGCTGCAGGCAAGCTGGCGACAGTGACGCCGGGAACTTTAATGTGCGCGGTTGATCCGTCTGCACCGCCGACGATTGAAACACCTGCGCCGTCGCGTTTGATGGCGGGGAAGCTGTTCGTTGTGCCGCCAAATTGGAGGCGCAAAAAATCAGTGCCCAACGTGTTGTAGAGGGTCAAGCGTCCGTCGCCCCCGCCAGGCCCCAGTTGGCCGAAGTTTGGCACGACAAAAAACGGAGAGTACGTGGCAGTACCAACAAAAGCGTATCGGACGGTCGCTGTTCCATCGGTTCCGATGTCATAGGTGTTACTGGCGGCGGGTACGAGGTGGCCGCTAGAGTTAATCGACCAACGACTTGTGCCGTCCGTCGAAAACGCCAGCGTGTTGCCCGTCACTCCCGTACCAAGGCCCTCAGCCGAAAGCGTAAAAGCCCCGCCCGTGGTGGACGTAATCGCAAGCCGGCGCAGATTGGAGACGTCTGAATAAGTGCCGTATAGGCGCGATGCCTGCGCGTTCGTCCCCCGCCGCTGGGCGAGGGTGTCGGCGGCGTCGCGGGTGAGGGTGACGTCGGGTGACGTGGCGCCATCTACATTACCGCTAAAATTTAGTGCGCCTGCTAATGACAAAAATACGCCAGTTGATGCAAGGTAACTTGTATTTCCTCCACCATTGTTAGAAAAAAACGAGCCAGCAGAAGAAATTCCAGCGCCTGCCGATGATGTCACAGCACCAGCCTTCGTCACGCTAAACTTACTACTTCCCCCCACCTGCAAATCCACCAGCAGCGAGCCGGAGCCGGACGCAGTGTCGGTGACGTTCATCTTGACGGCCGTGAACGTCGTCGCGCCCGCGTTCCAAGTGTCGGTCATGTCAAAAATGTTCATCGTGCTCATATCAGCGCCCTACTATTTCTGACCCATCACGGGCGACAATGAACGCCCCGTTGCGGGCAAGAAGTTCTGCAGTGGTCGTCTCGGGCGACGTGCCGCCAAACCGAAAGCGCGACCGGAAGCGCGACCGTCCCAGCATTAGATGCCCTCACCGGCAATGATGTGCAGCGTCGTCGTCTGCGTCGCGGCGCACACGGCAGCAAGCACGCTTGAATCGGCCCCTTTGCTGATGCTGACTTGCGTGTTGGGCAACACCGGATAGTCAGCCGTGGTGGCCGTCACCGCGCCCTCTAAACCAATGCTCACGTAAGCGACGTTTGAGCCTAGATTGCTCAGCGTCACGGCGCGACTGCGCCGGCCGAACGTCACTTGCTGGCTCGTGGCGGTGACACTCAATGTCTGGCCAGAGCCGTAAGCCGGGTTAAACGTGCGATCTAATTCCATTGCACACCTCAATGAACCATTGCGCCTTCGCCGTTCGGCAAGGCTGTTTGACGCGCCGGGGCCGGCGGGCCATACATTTCTTCCTCCAACATGCGGATAAACTGGCGACCCTGGTCATCCTCTACCAGCTCGGCGCGGCCTTCATCAACCATGCGCATGGCGTCTTCCTGCTCAATCGGCGGGGCAGAAACCGGCGGCGCTTCTTCAGCCGCGATTGGCAGCGGCGGCGGCGGCTCGGCTACGACCGGCGGCGACGCGCGCGTGTCGGACGGCGACTGCACGCCCGTTTCGTCAAGTTGTGCTTTGCGCTTGGCCCAGCCTTTTTTTGACGCCTCGCTGCGCTTGCTCTTCAGGTCTTCAAACACCGCATCAAAAAACTCAGCGCGGGGTCGCGGCTCGGCTTCAATTGGGTCTTCGCCGCTATGGTCCTCGATCTGAAATTCTTTCCCGATCGGCTCCACGGTCGGCGCTTCCGTTGCGCCAGCCGCACGCGCCAGCTGCAGAGCGCGCGCCTGCTCCAAGCGAAGGGCAATCCACGGCATGATTAAGCACACGATGTCCATCACGAGCGCCAACAGGATCGCGCGCGATCCTTCGAGCCAGCCCATCGTCGCCGACAGCCAGCCGGTCTGTGTGCTGGCCACCGTCTCTTGCACGGCTGTAACCGTGGTCATGCCGGCGAGTTCGGCGCGCAAGGCGTCGCGCTTTGCCACCGCCGCTTCTGCTGCCCGCGCCGCACCCGTGGCGCGCTCCAAGATGTCGGCATTCGCCGCGCCTTGCGTGCGCGCCACATCGACGTAAGAGCGCCGCCATTCAGCCGCGCCGCCAAGCGCGCCGACGCTGGCGGCTTGCGCAAGCACGCGGTTTGGGTTGGCCATTGCCTTATCCAAGTCCGCCGTGATTGCTGCAATCTGCGCCTCTGTTGCCGCGCGCTGTTGCTCAATCTCAGCCACTTCAACGGCGCTGTCGCGGCCACGCTCCACCAAGCTCTTGGCCTGCACCGAAAACGTGCCGGCAATGACCACAAGCGACACGGCAACAGCAATCAGCAGCGCCCAGGCTTTGGGCCACGCTTCGCGCTTCCAGCTCAGCGACATGAACACCGGGATTGCGATCTTGGCAACGTAGGGAATGCCGACCGCGACCAGGCCGAAACCAACGATGTAAGGAAACCAGAACTTAAACTCCCCCGCCCACATACCCGCCTGGGTCAGCTCAAGCGCAGCGGCCCGATCGCCCGCGATGTCCAGCGTGTAGAGCCAGAGAAAATAGACCAACGTTAAAAACGCCAGCGTCGATGCCAGCTTTGACGACCGCACAAGCGACGCAGAAACCGTCACGCCGGGCGGGTCTGGCGTTTGAGGCTCGCGCTTTAGAAGGCGCTCCATGCGCTCGCGCACGCTCACAGCGCGTCGCCGAAAAGCTTAAACGACAGCGCACCGATCGCCAGCGCGCCGGCAAACCGGGCTATCTGGTCGAGTAGCGAACTGCCGTTTTTCCCCGGCGCTTGGCTGAATGCGTCAATCGCACGGTGCAGCGCCAACGCCGTGCCGGCCGCGCCTGGCGATTGCGCTTGGATCAACGCCGGCAACGCCCGCACTTCATCCCGCAGCTTTTCGACTTGATCCGGCAAATGAGCAAGCCGCGCCTCAAGCGCGCCGACACGCAGGCGCAATTCCGCATGCTCGCGATACGACACGTAAGCATCAGGCTGGGCCGGCTCACTCATCGGCGCAGCTCCTCGTGCTGCGTGCGGACAAACGCCGCACACCGCCCAGCAAGCGCGTGGCGCTCCAAATCGCTCACCCGGTCGCGGTCAATAAAGTCGAGGGCCGCCGTCGCCACCGCGCCGATGCGCGCCAGCGGATCAGCCGGCAGGTTTGTCGGCGGGCTGAATTGCGCCGGCGCCGGGGAGGTCGCTTGGCACTCCGCTGGCGGGGTCAGCACCACTGGCGGCGGGGGGCATACTGGGCACGGCGGCGGGCTGTGCGAGGTCGCGCAGCCGGCGCTCAACAGCGCCAGTGACATCATCGCGATTGACTGCATCTGCATTGGCCCGCTCCATCTCTCGGCGATGCAAGCGCAAACGCCGGTCAGCCATTTCCTTCGCCAGCGCCGCCGATGCTTCGGCCTGCTCTGCCATACGTTGTTCCGTAACGCGCTTCGCCTCCGAAGCACGCTCGAAATTAAGCTCTGCCGTCGCGCTGCGATCACGCCATTGCGCGCTCCGCTCCTCGGCGAGTGTCGTCCGCGCCTCAAGATCCTGCATCCGCAGCCACGCCGCGCCGGCGCCCAGCACCAGCACCGCCGCCAGGCCCATTGACACCCACGCCGTCAGCGGCACGCGCGACACGCTCACCGCCGCACCGATCGGCCCCATGAAGCCCTGCACGCTGGCGGTCGTCGCCAAATCGCCCATGGGCGCATCGCCCGTGTGCATGGTGCTGATTGGCTCGCCTGCGATCAGCCGCGGCAAGGGGTCGTCGCGGTAAGCGCTTAGGCCCTGGCCCATCTGGCTCAAGGTAAACCACTGATCGTTGGTTTTCGGTTGCTGCAGCGCGATTTTAATGAAGGTCGTCCGATAGAAACGATGGACATCGTCTTTCCCCGCGCCCTCAAAAGCCCGGCCAGGCTTCCACGCTTGAGGCGGCCCCAACCGCACTTCGCTTTGCCGCACCCAATGCCATGCCGCCTCCACGCGCTCGCTTGCATGCACAGCCACGTCTGCGCCGCGCGCAATGGCGATCTCCACGCCGCGGAAGGCAAGCGCCAAGAAACCAAAGAAACTGCGCAACGCTGCCGCCTCCTGCTTGGCTACGCGCTCGGCCGTGTCCGGATCAAAGCTCATGGCCAGCCATCCTCATGCGCCTCAATCATCGCTTGCAGCATGGGCAGGCTTGCCACGGCCGCCGCATCTTCCAGCTTGTCAGCATGGTCGCGTATTGCCTGCTCGCGCGCCGTGCGGCGCATATAGGCTTCTGCCAGATCGATTGTGCTTTGCGGGATCTCTTGGCCGATGGCGCGGGCGTTGTTGTAGACGCCGAAGGCCATCAGCTCTTCGGTCAGCCCTGAGCCGTAATTGACCGCTTCAATACAGGCCCGCTTGCGCATAGAGATTGCCGCCAGCACGTCGGCGCGAAGCCGCGCCTCGTCATCGCGTTGCAAAAACAAGCCGGGATAAGCCGCACTCGCGCCGCCGACCGCCTCAGAATCGGGAGGTACATCCGCGACCGGCGGCGCGATATCCTGCGGCGCAGGATCGGGTGAAGGCGGCGCAGCCTCTGGCGCCCATTCGCCAGCGTCAAGGCCGCTTGCAATGCGCACAAGGTCGTGCGCCAAGCTGATCGGGTCAGCGCGCGTGCCCGCATGGGCTTGGCCGTGATAGCTGCCCGCGACCAGCCAGTAAGCGCCGTTGTCCTCAACGCGCACATTATCCCAGCCAGCCAGGATTGCCCGAACTTGTTCAATCATGATGCCAGTATCCCAACGGCTTTCAGCGCCTTGACGATATCGCTGATGCGATAAGCGGTTGCGCCAGTTGCGCCGGTAAACGTACTGGCGTCCGTGACGTTAGTCCCGCCGCCAGCCGTAAACCCCGTCGCCGTGCCAGTCGTGGACTGTTGCGCGCTGCCGGCTATCGTGCGGCCGAAAGACGTAAAGCTAGTCGTCGTGAACGTATCCACACCAGTTGAATATACTAATTGATCCGCTGCCGTGGTCACGGCCGACACGCCCGCAAGCGTGGCGTCAAGCGTCAGCGTGGGATTGCCGGCAACGCCGTCGCCATTGGTAACGGTCAAGCCTGTTGAACCCGTTACCGTGCGCGCCGCCGCCGTTCCGGCGCCCGTGCGGGCAAGCAAGCCATTTGTAGACACGCCGGCCAGCGCCGCCAAGTCGGCGTCATATGCCTGCACATCTGTTCCGATGACCACGCCAAGCGTGGTTCGGCCGGCAGCTGCGTCAGCGTCATTGATCAGCGACAAGCCGAAAGCCGAGAAGGACGGGCTGTCTTCGTCAAGACGATACCAGGCGTTGCCAAGCGCGTTGTACTTAAAGCGGAAGCTGCCGTATTGGCTCACAGTTGCCGGCGCTCCGATCACGCTCGGGCCATTGCCGTTAATGGTGAGCGCGGTGATAGCTTGAGTGCTGGCGATAATAATTTCTTGATTGTCGGCCAGACTGGCTTGCGGCGGGAATGTGATTGTGCCTGCTGCATATGCCGCTAATGGCGACAGGATCAGCCATTGGTTGTTGCTGTTGGCGTTCAGCGTGACCGTAAAACCCGTAGCGACTGGGCTAGCATATTGCGGCACAAACTGACTGACGCCCGTTGATGTACTCGGAAACACCAGATTGGCTTGCATGAACGCCAGAAACCGCGTCATCGATGCCTTGCGCGCATCGCCAGCAGCTTGCACGTACACCGGGATCAGGTCGCCACCCGTCAGGGTATCGGTCGCTGAAAGCTGCGGAATGGTGGCCATGATTACTCCAGCGTAATTGCAGCGTCTGGCCCGGCGTCGATTGGATCGGTCGGCCGGATCAGGTATGGGTCGTTGTCATAGCGCCAGTATTTGTTGCCCTCGCCGGCCGGGATTGCCTGATTGTCAAGCTGCCGCTCGGGCACGGTGCTGGCGTAATTCAACAGCGCCAGATAAGCCTTACGGGCCGACGCCTTGGTATCAGGGCTTACCGTCTTGCCGAAAGCCGGCGCAATGCGGATAGCCAAATTGCCGACGATGGCTTCAATCGCCATGTCGGTCACATCCGCGGACACATCCAAGTCGCCAAGGCTTGGGCTTGATGGCAGCGGGTAGCCCAGCCGGATGCCTTGGTTGTTCCAAGTCGCCATCATGCTATCGAGCCTGCGCAAGCCCGTCTGCATTTGCTCTGGCTGCAGATCGAATGTATAGGCCGCTAGGCCGATTTCCTCGAACGCGGCCTCAACAATCTGGCGCTTGGTGTAGGCCATCAGAGCCCCTCGTCAGCCTTCAAGGCAGCGTCGATCTTGTCGAGCAAAGTCTTGTCAGACCATCGCCGATCAACATCAATACCAAGGCGCGCGGCCTGGGCTTCCATCTCGGCGCGCGTTGGCGGCGCATTGTCATCAATGACGGGCGCGGCAACAGGCGCGGCCGGCGCCGGCGGGTCAAGCGCTTCGGGCAAACTTGCAAACCAGCCGTCAGCAAGCGCGGCAGCAAGCGCAGCGTCATCGGCGACGCTCTGATGCGCAAACGATCTGGCGCCGATGGGGTTCGGGCCAGGCATTTTATAGACCATGCGGGGATAGTTCATTTCTTTTTTCCCTTCGCCTTGCGCGCAACCGAAAGCGCGATCGCAACCGCCTGTTTCTGTGGCTTGCCCGACTTCATTTCGCTTTTGATGTTGGCCGACACCGTTTTGGCGCCGTAGCCTTTTTTCATTGGCATGGTTTGCCCCTATGCAATTGGGGCGGGCTCATCACCCGCCCCTTCTGCGTTAGCGCTCGCTTGCAACCGCGACCCAATCCACAGTCATGGACCGGATGACCGCTGAGCCGTTCTGCACGCCGAACGACAAGCGCAGCTCCGTGCTCGGCAGGTTCGTCAGAACCGTCGCTTCGCCCAACACGCGGCGGTTCTGGGTGTAAAACAACCTTGAACCGTCATAGTAGAAGCCGACATTGACAAACGTATCGTTCGCCATGACGATGCCAGTCGTGACGACGGTTTCGGTCGACGAGTTCTCAATGACGAAATCAAGCGCCGTGGCCGTGGTCAGGCGCCGGAAATAGACGCCAGCGGCAACGCCGCCCTCGGGGCTCGTGTCGGTCACGTACAGGCCGCACATACTGTCAGCCAGGACATTGTCGACCTTGAACCGAATGTCGAACCAAGTCTTCTTGCCAGCTTGAAACGCCACGGTTTCGCCGTTGGCCGTGCCGCCCAACTGGAACCACTGACAATCGTTGTCAGCGGCGTCGTTCGTGACGAGCAGTTGCCCGCCGATTGCGTCCGTCAGCACGCGGGTGTTGCCCGCGCCCGTGCTGGTGACGTTCCAGTCCGTCGAGTTGTACGTCAGGAAATCCGTCTCATACTTTAAAATGCTGACGTCCGTGAGCGGCGATTTGAACATAATTGCGCTGACCGGCGCAACGCCGACATTATACAGCACGTTATCCGCGCCGGCCTCAATGCGGATGACCGCGCCGCCGGTGAACGGGCCGAACGTTTGCTCGTTCGTTTGCAGTTCGGTCAGCAACGTGAACGCATTAGGGTAATTCGGAAAGCCGACTTGGCGATACACCTTGACGACGCTTTCGCCTTGGGCCTGCACCGCGATGCTTTCCGTCGAGGTGAGCGTGATGTCTTCGGTCCCGTAGGGGTACACGATGGTCTGAAAAAGTGCCATTTTCGTTTCCCCTTAGGCGCCGGTGAAGAGCAGAACGCCAGCCATTTCGGGCTGAACCATCGACACGCCGAACAAGGTGTCAACGCGATAGCGTGTCTTCATGTTGTTGATATCGTACTGCTTTTGCATCGTCAGTTCGATGCCTTGGTCGGTCGTGCCGCGCATGACCGCCGCACCCGCGTCGCTCGGAACCGCATAGCGGCCGGGCAACAGCTCGATCGCATCCCGATGCCAAAAGCAATTGATTGGACGGGCCGTCGAATTAGTGTGGCTGTTAAGAAACACGATCGCGCTGTTGGTGGCCTTCGTGTTGACCACGCAGTTTTGATATTGCGCAGACGCATCGTTGGCGACCTGGTTGCTGATGATCGGCGGGCTAATCGTGATCTGCGTGGTGCTGTCCACCGAAATGACACGGAAAGTTTTCAGCTGTCCCGTGTCGCCCTTAGTGATCAGATGCACGCTGTTTAGGGCGGCGATGGTAAAGCAATCGCCCGCAACAACGCCGGTTGTCGAGTCTAACGTGACGCGCTGATAGCGGTTATCCACGTTGCCCACTTCGCCCGTTGACGCCGTGGTGGTCGCCTTTGGGATATAGTAGTTTCCGCCCGCGTCCGTAGTGTTGATTGTGCGAGCGGTTGTGGCGTTGTGGTTGATTCTATTGGCATAATCGAGCTTGTACGTCTCAAAGCTTGCCACCATGCCGACTTGGCTGCGCTCGTAAGCGCTGTCGCTCTTGGCGTTGCCAAACGACCGCGTTGCGGTCGAAAGGTTGTTCGCCATGCCGTTATAATCGCGGGTCGAGAGCGCCAAATAGCGGTTCTCCATGCCAACGCCGATTTCGTTCATAGCCGCATCGCATGACGCCACGTCTAGATATGTGCCGGCGGCGTTGTTGCGCGCGACCACCAGCGTGCCTTGCGAGCTGGCGACGTTCATGACCGCGACGTTGATGTCGCTGGCAAGGCGTTCTTTGGCAGCGTCGCCAAGGCGGCCCTCCTGCAACGCATCGCGCAGTTCGGTCGCCGACATAATCCACGGCACCGATTTCTGGTAGCCGATCGTGGCCGGCACCGTGAGCTGGGTCTGATCCTTGAAATTAGCCGTCATGTCCGTGCCGGTATAGCTTTGGACAATGTACGGCATAGGGCGCCAAATCACGTTGTTCGTGCGTTCCATCATCGTCTGGTCAGTCTGGTAAACCGACACATTGCGCGACAGGACAAGCGCGTCGTTGAAGCCTTCAAGAAGGTTCTCGAATGCGACGCGCTCTTCTTTGGAAAAGCTGTTTGCCATGGGTTATCCTCTTGCCTTGGCTTTGGCCTGCCGCTTGTGCGCGAAGACCTTGGAATAGTCTCCGGTGCGCTCGGCTTCCGCGCGAAGGCGATCAAGTGTTGAATCGACGGTCCCCGATTTCGGCGCAGAACCCGTAGGTACGGCGCGCTCGGGGCTGGTGGTGGGCTTCCGGTTTTGCACTTTGAGTTGTGTCTCCAGTTGCCCAAGGGCGTAAGCGAATTGACCGGCGTCTTGGTAAGCGGCAAGCTCAGCTGCGCGCTTGGGGTTCTTTCCAAGGGCGTAGATCATGAGTGCCGGGTTTGACGCATAGGCGACGACAAGCCCCTGTTGACTGATCGACAACGCGTCCATGACTGCAGCTTCAGCGTCCTCAAAGTCCTTTGCCTTCAGCGCATCTCGCGCTGCGGCATAGGCATCAAGCTTTGCCTGCCATGCTTGCTGCGAGGTCTTCTCGGCCTCGGCCAGCCTAGCCTGGTGCTGCTCAACGGCTGCTTGTTGCTGCAGCCATTTAGCCATTTCCGCGCGGTATCGGTCGGTGTCGTAATCGACGGCTTCAAGGGTCGGCTCTGGCCCAAGCGTCGGATTGGTCTCGACGGGGCGGCCCCTATCCTCAACAGCGCGCCGAAGGGTCTTAACCTCGCGCTCTAATTCCCGATTGCGCTTCCGGACTTCCTTGACCCATTCCGGCGCGCCTTGCTGCGCTGGTTCGGGCTCGGGCGCCGGCTCGTCGCCAATCGTGACAATAACCTCTTCCTGATCATCGTCTGCCGGCGGGGGCGTCTCGCCCTCTGCGCCAGTGGTCTCGCCCATCTCAGGCAAGTCCACGACTTCAGTTTCAGTATCGTCTATGACGCTCATTACATTGCTCCCTCTGGCGATGCAAGGGGCGCCAGGTTCCCCGGCACTTGGCCGCCGGCCGCGGTGATTTCCTGCAGGTCTTTCGCCGTGCGCAGCACGCCATCGCGCTCGTCGATGTCCATATCAGCAAGGGTCTTTGCGGCCTGGGCGCGGGTTTGTTCGGCTTTGGCGAGCGACAGCTCGGTATCGGCCTGGGCCTTAACGGCCTTTGCCTGCGCCTCAGCGGCCAATGCGCCAGCCAATTGATCGTTTGGCGTTGGTTGCTGCGCCTGAAGCTCGGCCTGCATTGACTGCATTTCTTCTTCGGTCGGCTTGACCACGCCAAGGCGCAGCAAACGCTTGCGGAAGAACTCGCGAACATCCGCGATGCCTTCGCCTTCCATGTTCATCATGGTCATGGCGCCCAGCACCTGCAGCGTTTCAAGGTCTTGCGTCAGCGTCATCATGCCGGTTAGCGCGCGCACAGTCGCGGCGCGGCGGCTTGATGATGTGGGGCCAACAGCAACGCGCACGTCAAACAAGGCGCGGCTTAAGTCATTCTCGGCGATTAGTTCGCCTTCGGGCGTAAAGCGCTCGCGGCCAAGCTCAATGCTGCCGACTTCGCCGCCAGCGCCCACGCCCTTCATTTTGCGGCCCTTCTCAACATAGATGTCACGGGCCATGCGCAGCCATATTTCGCCGCAGCGCTTCACGGCTTTGGACATGTTGCTCATGTAAATGTAGGTCTGCATGTCCAGTCGGTTTTGGATCAGCTCGACCGCGCGGCCTGACATTTGCGGCTGTATTTCCTCACCAGCTTCGGCTGAGCCCAGCACTTCCTTCATGTCGCGGTCGCTAAGCTCAATTAGAGCCGCCATCGCCTGGGGTATTGTCGGCGGCTTTGTGTAGCCGACCGGCCCCATGGCCTGCTCTTGTCCGTCCATGTTGGTGACAGGATTGATGGGCAAGTAAGCGTAATTCTTGACGTTATCTTGCGCCCAATAGGTTTCAAGGCCGGCCACTTGCTCGGTCGTAAAGATCGGCTTTTCGTTGCTTCCGCTTGCCGCCAGCTCGCCCAGCTTGCTGAGCTGCATATTCTTCAACCGCTGCATGTCCTTGGCCAAGCGCACATGGCCCATGCAGCGCTCAACATTATCGACGAACCAGCGCTTGCCGTACACCGGCACGATCGGGATTTCGCTGCCGGCAACATAGCCAAAGTCTTCCAGCACCCGTTCGCCGCTTAGCAAATACCTGCGCACCTTGCGCCGCTTTATGCGCCGCTCGCGCACCATGGTCGCGCCTTGCGCGGCAAGGCTTAGCTCCAGCGTCTCATCGGCTTCAAAGTCTGCCTCTGTGTGCTTAATTTCTTCGCCGTCGAGCGTCTGATAAATGCGGATGCGCTCGCTGACTTCCTCGACGCGATAGTATTCGCAAACATAGACGACATCAGGCGTGTTCCAATCGAACTGCGTCTGCTCGATTTCCTTTGTGACGCTGCTCATGTCCACGCCGTAAAGGCTTTCGTACTCCTTGGGCGTCATCGAATACAGGACATAGCAATACTTGGCGTCGCTCTTGTCTTGCCGCTTGGCCCCAAGGTCAAAGAACACGCTGCTGTCAGCGTCGTAAATCGGTTCAAAGTGGATGCGCTGGCGCTCGTTCTCCGGGTCGGTGTCGTCCTCATCCGTGGCGCGCAGTCGCCAAGCGCCAAAGCCGCCGCCGACAGCTTCCTCGAATGCGTTGTCGTAAGCTTCTTCGGCGCCGCTGTCCTCTTCGTCGGCGCGGTAAAGCCGGTCGCAAGTGTCGGCCAAGTCGTCGTCAGTCGTGCCGTCTTTGGGCAGATAGTCCACCGTGATGCGGTTGTTGCGGTACTCGTTGATGATCCGCATGACCGACAGGTGGACTTTGTTGACCTCCAGGCGCGGCTTGTTTTCAAATTGCTCGGTAAGCGAACCTTCCCATTGCGCGCCGGCAATGCTGTAAAAGCGCCGATCCGCCAAGCATTGCAGCCGCTCATCCTTCATCGACGTTTGGATGTCGTCAAAGGCTTGCAACGCCTCGTAATGAATTGACTTGTGCCGCTCTTCGCGTGATTGGCGCGCCATGGTTATTGCCTCGATGCCATTGGCACGTAGATTGGCGCCGGGCTAAAGTCGCGCTTCTTCGGCTGTCGCACCATGCTGGGGAACAAATGCGACAGCGCCCACACAAGGGCGTCCACCCTGTCCGGTGAGCCTTCGCCCTCATACCCGAACGTGGTCATTTGCGTCATCTGCGTTTCCAGGTCAGGGAAAGCGCCGACATGATGCACCCGCCCCTGCTCATACAGCGACGCGATCGGCTCGGCCCGAACATGCTTGCCGCGGCTGGCGCGCACTTCGATAATGCGCACATCAGACCGCACTGAACGCAGGGTTTGCGCCACCATGTCGCCGCCTTGATTGACCTCGACCACAATGCCGTCAGCCTCATGGTGGTCATACAATGCAATGGCGCGCCGCGCCCATTGCAGCGGCGAGCCGGTTAGAGATGCATCGGCAAGCACAAACGCTTCCTTCGTGCTGTTGTTCGAGCCGGCAACAATAATGCCGTGTTCATCGCTGTCTTCCGTGTTGCTGACGGCCGGGTCAACGGCGACGATGATGCGGTTAAGGCTCGGCGCTTCGCGCACGCGGGCCTGATCAATTGCCGCATAGGTCCACAGCGCGTTAGGAATGTCCCCCAGGATCTCGCCGCGCAGCTCTTGCCGGCCCAGGCGCGTGCCTTCGTATCGGGCTTGGATCTTCTCCAAGAACTTGGCCGCCAAGTTGGACTTATTGTCGGTTGTGATGCCGCGCGTGATATGCACCTTGCCTTCAGATCCGGCATAGATCGCTTTGATCAGTTCAACTGGGCGCGGCGTCGTCGTCACCAACACGCGCGGATGATCGCCAAGGCGCAAGCCGAATTGCAGTTGGTCCCACGTCTCGCGAGCGTAGCGCCACTTTGCCAGCTCATCACACCAAGCAAGATCGAACTGCGGACCCCGCAGCTGATCCGGCTCAGTGGCGTTGAACGTGGTGGCAACGGCGCCATTGGGCCACGTCAAGCGGCGCTTTGACGGCTCATAAAGCGGCCGCTCATGCTCAGGATAAACCGACAGTATGCCGCTGACGCCTTCAACCATGACATCGCGGGCGTCGGCTGCGGTCTCGCCAATCAACGCAATGCGCTGATAGCCATTTGCCACGGCCTCTTTAACCCATTCAGCGCCCGTGCGGGTCTTGCCCCAGCCGCGGCCCGACATGATAAGCCAAATGTCCCAATCGCCATCCGGCGCAATTTGCTCGGGGCGGCCAAGGAAGTCCCGCCAATCGTACAGCAACGCCGCATGTTGGGCCGGCGTGAGCTTGTCCACAATGGCGTTGCGCTCATCGCGCGGCAACGCGGCTAGGCGTTCGGCAACGCTCTGGCTCATTTGGTTTCGATCTTGTCGAGGAGCGACTTCACGGCCTGGCCGGCATAGGTGTGCTCAACCTTAAGCGCCTCGCCGTCCTTGCCGCTGACTTCGTGCGTCTGCTTTTCAGACCAGCCGGCGCGGCTGGACAAGAAAAACTTCTGCGCTTGCACGTCGCCACACAAAGCGTTTTGCTTCAAGCTATTGGCCACCTGCTCAACGACCTTGGACTTACCGATGTCCAATTCGGTCCTGTAATATTTGGTCAAGGTGTCGTGGCTAATGCCCAGCATCGAGGCAATCATGGTGTGGTCCATGCCGTAAGCGCAGAGCGCTTCGACGCGCTCTGCCTTTTCGTCCGTTTTAACGTGTGGGGGGCGTCCTGCTTTCTTCATAACACCGCGCGCGTAGTACGGAAAATCATTTGGACTTAGCACCGCTGCACTTCCACCGTTTCCGGCTCAAGTTCAGCGGGCTGTTGGGATCTGCCGCAGCTTTTGGGTGCGCCTTCTTTTGCGCCGCTGATCGCGCGCAATAAGCGTCACCCTTGGCAGTGCCAGGCTTTACACGGGGGCCGCCGCCTTTGGCTTCGCCGGCTTGGCCGTAGCTCACGCGCTTGCCGGTCGCCGTGACTTTCACGCGGGCTTTGCCTGAAGCTGGGCTGGCCATCACTTGCCCTTTTTCTTCGCCGTCTTGGCGGACGCCTTGAAAGCTTTCGCTGTTGGTGCGCCCTCTGCGCCTGGCTTGCGCATCTTCTCGCCGCTGCCGGCTGCGATGCGCGCCTTCTTGGCGGCGATGTTGGCGTAAAGGCCGGGCTTAGGCATAGCGCCTACCTCTTCAAGTCATTTGTTGCCGCCTCGAGGCGGTCTAGGTTTCGATCTGTATTTGCAATTGCCCCGCCCGTCAAGGCGGCGCCGCTATAGATTAACCACACGAAGGCCGCGCCGACCAGCAGGCCGCCGACGCCAGCAAGGGCTGTGGCGCGCCAGCGTTCGGCTCGCAGGCTGTGGCTTTGCCATTCGGATTGTTTGGACGTCAGGTCGAGGAAACGGCTGTTGATGTCAGCCAGAAGCTCGGTTCTGATTGCATCCGCGTCAGGACGCTGCGGCGCCGTCGTCGCGATCGGTCGAAGCTGGGCACTCATGCGGACGCCCCGTTGATTTGGCCGAGAGCAACCGTGTGCCCGTT